CAAATGCATCTGTTACAATCAGCGGCGATGCGCCTAACCAGTCGCTTGCATTCACCATCCCACAAGGTATCCAAGGCCCACAAGGCCCGCCCGGCAGCAGTGGTGCTACCGCCCTGCTCACTGGCTACGTATCAGGTGCTGGCACGGTCGCAGCAACCGATACGGTGGTTCAAGCGGTCGGCAAACTGAATGGCAATGACGAGCTGAAAGCCCCAATAGCGTCTCTGTATCCATACATCGGCGGCAAGCTGCTCACCTACACCGACGAGGAGGCGGCTATTGCCGATCCGTTGATTTCTGCTGGCGACATCTACCGAAAATCCGCTGGCGGCGTTGATTACGTCAACCCTGACAACGTGCCATCACTCGATCTGCGCTTTGCCACCGACAAGACGCTGACCGCGCGGCGTGGGCCGACACCGACTTTTACGCGAGGAAGTGGCGCAACCTACATCGGCAGCGATGGTCTGATCCACGGCATCGATACCTCGACCACCTCGAACTCGATCAGCGCAGCGAGCAAAACATTCGTGCTAGATGCGACCGCTGGACAGGATCAATTCTGGCGCACTGGCGATGCGGTCGAGGCGTCGAATGGATCGAACATCATGACGGGGACTGTGACCAGTTACAATGCCGCCACGCAGTCGCTGGTTTGCAACATGACGACCGCGAGCGGAACGGGAACATTCACCTCATGGCGAGTCGGCTATCGCGGCCCCCGCTTCGACCACACGGCTGCTGGCGTGTGCCGTGGCTTGCTGATCGAGGAGTCGAGGACGAATGCGGCTTTTCAGTCCGGAGCTATTGTTAATAATATAGGATGGGTTGTTAGTTCTAGTACTACTGGGGCGACAAGCGTAGCTAGTGGTACTGGCCCAGACAGTAATACATCTTATTTGATTTCTGAATCTGCTACCACTGCCCCACATGGACTTTACAATACCGGAACCAATACAGTTACTCTTGGGGCATCAGTTACATCAGGAGTCGCGTACACTGCCTCGGCTTTCGTAAAAAAAGTAACTGGAAACATCGACTGGATACAAATTCTACTTGGCACTGGAGGTTTTGGATCTCAATACGCGAACTTCAATTTAACAACTGGTCAGTTTGGAAACGTATCTGGATTGACCACAAGGGTTGAAGAGCATGCTAATGGATGGTATCGTATAAGTGTCACCCGTAATGCCACAGTAACAACATCTACAACTGCGACCTTTGGAGTTAATTTTATAAACAACACGAACGGGACAACTTCTGGGCCAAGTTATGCTGGAAGCACATCCAACCAATTCCTTTTCGCAATGTGCCAATTCGAAGCAGGCTCCTTCGCCACCTCCTACATCCCAACCACCACAGCGTCCGTGGTGCGTAGCGCGGATGTGTGTAGTATTACGGGGGGTAATTTTAATAACTTCTATAATCAGAGTGAGGGAACTTTGTTTTTAAATGCAGTCCCTCCGCTTCCGTCGCAACTAGCATACCCCTTGATGGTAAATACCACTGGCAACAGTCAAGCTCATCGTATAGCCAGAAGCAATGAGTCAGGAGTTGGGTCTAGAAGGTGGAGAGGTTTGACTACCACTAATGCTGGTATTGAAGCTGTCATAACCACATCTGGGGATATCACTACTACAAATGTTAAGGCGGCTTACGCATTCAAGTTAAATGATAACGCCTTCGCTGTAAATAATGTGCTCGTTGGAACTGACACAACTGTCACTATGCCGAATCCAACAAGTATGCGTATCGGTGGAAATGATGGAGTCGATGTTCTGAACGGCCACATCGCCGCCGTCCGCTTTTACAAAAAACGCCTCCCAGACGCAAAACTCCAAGCCCTTACAGTATGACCGACTACCTATTAAAATTCCCCTCACGCGAAGTAGCAGTCCAGTTCGGACTAGCCAACGGCTTCGCTGTAATCGACGACGAGGGCAACGAGCAAATCACACTTGCGTCCCACGAATACGCGCTTTGCATCATCGGCGAGCACAACGGCGATGGGCAATGGTGGGTGCTGTTCAGAGATCTCGTCGGCATCCCGATTCCTGAAGGCGGGGAGCAGTTTATTTTCTGGTCATCCACCTCCGGCGAACAACGCCCTACCGACGAATCCACACCTAACATTTTCTGGGCATGACCATCACCTCCAACACCCTCTCCGCAGCGACCGTCATGCTCTCGGGCGTGGCGGGCGGAAAGCTGGCATCGATCACCGCTGAGTCGCTCGAAATGCCCGAATGGATGCAGATCCTCACCGGGCCGCTCGGTGCGCTTGGTGCCGCCTTGTTTGCTTTGCGCTGGCTCGTCGCTAGGCTCGACAAATCTGAATCCAAGTTCGAGCAACGCGATCTCGAACGCGATGCGAACTTCAAAAAACTCGTCGAGATCACGGCGCAAAACCACCAAGTGATTGCCCAAAATTCTGACATCCTCCGTGAAGTGAAAGAACACCTGACCCGATAAAAACATGACACCCGAACAAAGCACCCTCCGCCTCGTCCTCTATGTCCTCATCGCCGTGGTAAGCGCCGGATCTGCCGGTCTCGCGACGATCGACTTCACCGACGCCAAGCAGGTGATCGGCTTCGCGCTTGGCCTGCTCGGCACCGCGCTGACGACCGCCCGCAGCTACATCGACACCTCGGAAAAACAAGTCTACCGCGATGAACTCTGAAACCAATTCCGACCGAGTCGGCCTCATCTGGGCGCTCATCGCCTCGCTTCTCATCTGGGCAGCCGTCGCCGTGATGACCTCCTGCACCCTACGGGTCAACGCCGATGGGAGCAAAGATGCGACCATCGACGCTCCAGCCGCTCTTCGCGTGCTGGAGATCATCGCCGAAAAATAACTGACCCATGAACAAGCCGCGAGCCAAACAGTTTGCGGTCATGGCAGCCGCCGTGAAGGTGTGGGTTCGCGCCTACCCCGACGAGCTGCTGCCGCCAATGTTCGTGGTCGGCATCCGTGGTTACTACCGCGACACGATGGGCGCGAAGGGAACAAACGATCGCGGCATCTATGACGATGCGATCTTTGTGGTCGGCCCCGAAACCTTTGCCGCCTTCAATGCCAACACCGACCCGAGCCGCCACCGCCCAGGCATCGCCTCGCTCATCTCCGGTGTCCATCCGTATCGACCCGGCAACCACGGCATCAGTCGCCCCGGCGGTGGCTATCCTGCGTTCAGACCCAACACCAAAGGCGAAGCCCTGCCGGTCATGCGCGACGGCATGGACGGCATCAAGCAGGGGATAGCCATCAACATTCATCGCGGCGGCTACACCACGACCAGCTCGCTCGGCTGCCAGACCATCCCGCCGGATCAATGGAATGCATTCTATCTGCTCACCCGCAGCGAGATGAAGAAGGCGAACCAAAAGGGTTTCGAGTACATCCTCTGCGACGGCCCGATTGTTTGACTCGGAACTCATGGCGATGGGTGACATTCCAAAGTCGATTCGCATCGGTGGTCGACAGGTCAAGATCACCATCGTCGAAGACCTCGAAGAGTACGGCAACTTCCACGAAGACACGCTCACCATCCAACTCAAGAAAGCCGACGCCGAAACCATGCGTGTCACACTTCGCCACGAGCTCATGCACGCCGCCCTCTCGATCTCTGGAATCGCTTACATCGACCGCTTGCCCGAGGAAGCGATCGTGAGGTGCTTTGATAACATTTTCTTTCCCGCATGGGAATCAACCCACAAACGCTCATGGCCTACAAAAAGTTCATAGTCGCCGCCGATAACCACGGCGGTCTGGTCTGCGAGGCAGCGAAGAAAAAGTTTCTCGCGTTCGCCGACGATTGGAAGCCGCACCATCGCATCCACCTCGGCGATCTGTGGGATTTCTCGCCGCTGCGCCGTGGTGCATCACCCGAAGAAAAAGCCGACGGCATCTCGGATGACTACCAATGCGGCCTCGATTTTCTCGACGCCTTCCGCCCGAACTTTCTCACGCTCGGCAACCATGACGATCGGATCTGGATGCACTCGACGAAGTGCTCGGACGGCATGCTCCGCGAACATTGTGCGAAGCTCGCTCAAGCCTCGGAGGATGAGTTCAAAAAGCGCAAGATCGCATGGGTGCCGTATCATGTCGGCAAGTACCTGCGCATGCCCGAGGGAGGACCGAAGCTGATCCATGGCTTCCGCGCCACCATGTACCCGGCTAAGGCGCATTTCGAGAACTGGGGCGCCTGCCTGCACGGCCACACCCACAAGCCCGATGTCTACACCGCCCGCCACATCGATGGCGAGGCGAGCTTTTCTGTCGGTTGCCTTGCCGACATCGATGCGCTGTCCTACGCCGACCGCACACCCGCCAAGCTCGCATGGCGCAACGGTTGGCTCTACGGCATCATCAACGATCGCACCGGCGCATGGCAGGCTTGGCATGTGATCAAGGAAGGAACTACTTGGATCTCGCCGATGGGCATTTTATGAAAAAGAAAACAACCGACGTGATCAGCTCGCTCGATTTCGCGCTCTCGCAACTCGTCGATGAGCCCCAGCGTGCGGATGAGTTCAGCGTCGATGATTTCTATGCCGAGGCCCGGAAGAAGAATTCGACTTTGACGCTTAACATCGCTCGAAACCGACTCCAAAACATGCAGACAAATGGACTTTTGACCAAAAGGCGGATTCGCCGGAACGGCACAACGATCAACCTTTTTCGCAAGGCTTGAGGCCGAAAGCGCGCGATCGAATGCAGCTTCACCCGCTTTTCGTCCGTTTCTTTTTATCCTGGCACAGTCCGAAATAGGCCAACCCATCGGCCTGCGTCACCGCCCTTCTATAATGTCGAAAGAGGGTGGAACTTCCAGCCGCATGCCCGAGGCATTGTTTCGCGTGCTCTTCCGAAGTCGCCGCCAATATGTGACTCGCATAGGAATGCCGGAGAATGTCTTGCTCGCCCGCGATGCCTGCCGCCTTCCGTATCCGCTGCCAAGCTCGCCGCCAACCCGCAGGCAACACCGGCCCCTCGGTAGGATGACCGACCAGCTCCGCCCGCAGCCTCGGCGTGATTTCAATATGCCGGTCCGATCCGGTCTTCGATGTCGTGGGCGCAATGTAGATTTCCTTCGCTCCCACAGCCTCCCAGTCGAGCCGCGCGATCTCTCCCGACTCAGCATCCGGTCGGATGCCCGCAAAGGCGAGGAGAGCCACCACACGCCGCTCCTCGACCGTCTGGCAATGCCCGAGCACCTTCTCCACCTCAGCCAGCGTGAGGATCTTGATCTCCGAGCTTTTCCGGTGCCGCTCGCGGTAGTGAAGGATGGCGAGGATGCGCGTCGTCCGCATGTCGATCGTCGCACGGGAGAGTTTCCGATCTTCGACCAGGGCTTTTTCAATGACACCCCGGTCGATCACCCCGCAGGGCTTTGCCAAAAAACCTTTTGGTAACCACCGCAGCATACGATCCATGTCCTGCCGGTAGCGTTTCGACCACCTGCCTTCGCCATCGAGCATGGCGCGATCGTACCGCTCGCTGAATGTTTCCTGCGCGCCTGAGGTCGCCATTTGCTTCGCCACGATCTTCGCCGCCTCGACCAGTCCAACGCCGGTACCTTCGAGGATGCTGATGGCCTCAGTCGCCTGCAAAGCGATCGCAAGAGGTAGCGCCGATCCCCGGACACCCGAGGCGTATTGCGACCTCAGCTTGCCCGCGTATCGATTCGCCTCGGACTCCGTGCGGAAGTATTTTTTATGCCGCTTTCCATCGGCGGCCATGCTCTTCGGGATATTTACCCGCCACCCTTGAGGCGTCTTGAACGGTTTGATCTCAGCTACGCGCGGCATCTTGCCTGCACCTTATGGCCCTTTCGTACTTTCTCAAGTTTCTTCTTTTTCCCTTTTTTCCCTCTAAAACCCTAGTAAAATGGAGCCGCTGGTCGGATTTGAACCGACGACCTGCTCATTACGAAGAACAGGAGGACTCGCTATTCATAAAGGATTGCGGGCCTTGTCTTAAAAATGGACCCTTCAGGGACCATACGCGCAAAAAACCATTTTCGTAGCGTCAGGAAAATGGTCCGGCGAGCATTACCGATGCGGTAAAAGTGTGGACGATTGACGCCCAGCTCGCATACCTCCGCGCTGGATACATGGCGATCACTTCGGCCTTCTCTTTGATCCATACTCGTCAGGCTCTTCGGCGACCATGGATGTCGGGAGGGCATGCAGCGCACCGGATGATCTATTCAGCGCAGCGACCGCCCATTCCTCAATCGTCGAGTACGGGCTCGATTTGAAAGCCTCCGACCAGAGCCGGTATTCCTCAATCGAAGGTTCAAGCGAGATCGACTTCGTGAGTTCCGGCTTCTTTGCCTGCTCGGATTCCTCGCGCTCAATGGCGTCGGTCAAAGCCTTTTGCAGCAGGGCGCTGCGGGACTTCGGCGCTGCTCTTTTAGCCAGGGCAGTGCGGATCGAATCGTAGCTGCGCCCCGAATTATCAGCCAGCCACTTTCGGTCTTTTCCAATGCCCTTGAGGCGCTTCTCGATGTCTTCAAATTGGATCATGGGGCCAGTTTAACCCTGTTTCGGCGTAAGCTACGATATTTTTTTCACAAAAAGCGAATTTTACGCTTGGCAATGGCGTAAATTACGCTAAAACGGCATTGACATGAACGCAGACACGCTTTCAAAACCGCTTGAAACAAGCACTCTTCCGCAAATCGCGCTCAAGGATCTTCCAGAGCAAACCAAGGACTACATCATCGCGTATTCGGCCACCGGGCTGACCGTTCAGCAGTCCATCCGCGAAATCCTCACCGCCGCCGCTAAGGCGCAACTCGAAGGAGGTGCGGCGTGAAAACCAAGCCTCGCCTCATCACTGCCGCTGCCTTGGCCAAGGAGCTCGGTGTCTCTGCACCGACTGTCCGCAATCTCGAATCCAAGGGAGTCATCAGCCCCGAGTTCCGCATCGACAGCCTTGTTCGCTACGACCTCGCGAAGGTGCTCATTCAGCTCAAGGACGCACGCACCGCGCCGCCATCTCCAACTGCTCTCACCTACTAACCACAACCCAATCCAAAAATGAAACGCTCCGAAAAATACTACTCCCAAGCGCGCTCATGCGCATTCCAATCCGCCGCCTTGTTCATGGCCGCCGTTGCCGCCGCCTGCTGGATACCTGGCGCAATCATCTCAAATCAGCAGGGCGCGAGCTCGATCTGGCTGCTGATCCTCATCGCCGCAACCGGCGCAGGGCTCATCGCCGCCTTCGCAACCGCGACGAATGCCATGCGCTCCTACCGCATCGGCGTCGAAGAAGAGTTCGCCGAAGCCCGCCGCGCGATCCGGCCGAGGATCTGATCTCTAACACAACACACCAATGATCTTCCAAATCCACCAACGCACCTTCCGGCCGCATGTCATCATCCGAGAGCGCACACAGCGCGAGGACACTTACAAAGTCATCGAACGCCAGGACACATGCCTGCGCGTCTCACCCAGCAACTCGAAGGAAGTGCTTGCACTGCAACTCCTCGAGCACGGCGTGGACAAGTTCGCCCCAGCGGCCGGCAACGGCGTGATCATCACGCAGGAGGCTCACCGCAAGCTCAACGCACCAACATCATTTTGACAGCACGTAACGGGGGCCGCGCACCCGACGATCACGCGGACAAATCGAAACCATTGACCAACTGAAATACTATGAAACTAAGTGAAAAAAAAGGCGGGGACTTTACCCCGCACCCGCAGACCGAAGGAAAAGTAAAGGCCGTGATCGTCGATGTCACGCCACTGAAAAAACAGCAAAGCCAGTACGGCGAGCGCGAGGTCTTCAAGCTCGTTTACGAAAGCGAAGTGCTTAGGGATGACGGAACACCATACCTCATTTGGAGCAGACCATACACACCTTCGATTCATGAAAAATCTAGTTTCCGAAAAGATCTTGAGTCCATTTTGGGCCGAAAACTTACGGCCGCAGAGCGTGATGGATTCGACGCTGAGGATTTGATCGGCATGGGTGTAAAAGTTCTTGTCGATCAAGATGAGCGTGACGGCAAAGTCTTCTCAAATATCAGCAAAATTTGGGCTGATAAAAAAGACAAGGACAACGAGCCACTCAAGCCTACTGGCCAGTACACCCGCGTCCAAGATCGCGACACCCAAAGCTCACCACAGAGCGCACCGGCTGCCTCAGCTAAAGCACCTGCGGACGAGCGCGCTGCATGGCAGAAGGTGATCGTTCACATCGGCAAACACACAGGCAAAGCCCTGGGCGATGTCGATGAGGAAGGCGTCGAGCTGCTGATCCAGAAGTGGCTGCCGAGCGCGCTCAAGTCGAACAAGTCCGAGGACGCATTGCTGATCGCTGCACTAACCGAGGTGCAGGCACTGCTCAGCCCGAGCGACTACTAAAAGTCTCTCAGCCGTAGGTGCGCGCGCTTGGCCCGTCGCGCGTACCGATCCGGCGGATGGCGAGGATTCCAAATCCGACCGCCAAGTCAACGGGCCGCCAATTTCCCACCCAATTACCCCCAATGCTCACCATCGCCGAAAAGATTGCCGCACAGCAGGCCGCGAAACAGGGAAAGCCCCAGCGGCCGCCGGCCGCCTCGATGATCCTCAAGAGGGATACGCCGCCATCGTCGCCAAGCTCACTCCCGTCGCCTCGATCTTTGAGCGCAAGCGTCGGCGAGGCGATCGACATGACGCCGACCAATGCCGACGCGGAGACAGCGACCTGGCACCAAGCACTGAACGCATACGACTCGATGCTGTGCCTCATGCGGGATCCATACGAGCCGGAGGTGGTGTGGCTGGCAGTGAGAGCCGACCGACCGAGTCTGCCGCCGATCCTCATCCATCGTCTGCCGTGGGTCATCTACGACCACCCGAACACACCACGGCACCCGAACGAGCCGTTCTAACCATCTCCGAGCGATTGGCGGCCGAAGCACGCGCCAAACGCGACCAACCATGCCCCGCAGGCCACTGCGAGCGATGCTTCCACTCCTACTGCCGGATCCTGCTGATCGGCTGCTGCATCTGCACCGGCGACATCCAGACCGGCCGCCCAATTCTCCCATCACTAAGACATACCAACCAATGAACGCTACAACCACAACCGAAGCCCTCATCCTCGCTGGTGATGGCTACCACCTCAAGGTCTCGCCCGAGGCCTATGAGAAGAAGGCCGAGCTGCTGAGCAAGGCGTCCACCGTCACGCAGGTGACGAGCATCGAAGAGAGCAGCAACGCTCAATTCCACCTGCGGCGCTGCGCTGAAATGCGGATCCTCATCGAGAAGTCACGCAAGGCCGTGAAAGAACCGGTGCTACTCGTCGGCAAGGCAATCGACAAGGCCGCTGCCGACTTCACTGCCGACATCGATGCCGAAGAGAAGCGACTGAGCCTCATGATCGGCAAGCACGCCGAAGAGGTCGCACGCCTGCAACGGATCAAGGAAGAGGAAGAGCGCCGCGCCTTCGAGGAAGCTCGCGCTGCGCGACTTGCAAAAGAGCAGGCCGAACAAGCCGCTGCCGAGACGCGCACGATCGCAGATGTGCTCGCAGCCAAGCAAGCTGCCGAGGCAAACAAGGCCGCGCTCGATGCCCGCCTGCAAGCGAGTGAGGAACTGGCGACCACACAGCAGGCCTCCGGTGTGAGGTTCGCCTGGGACTTCGAGGTGGTCGATATCGACCTGCTCGCCAAACGCCAACGCGCCTGCGTCGAGATCACACCCCGCCGCAAGGAGATCAAAACGATGATCGACCTTTGGTCGGAGCGACTCACCGACGACAAGCTGATCGAGACCTTCACAGACCTCGGCCTGCGCGTCTTCAAGAAACCCATCATCTCCACCCGCTAACACTATGACACTCGAACACGACATTGCTGAACCAATTCGCCAACGAGCTGACGCGGACACCCAAGAGGACGCGCGCGCACTCAAGGCCAAGGTCGACTACATGCTGACCTGCTACGAGACCACCGTGGTCGACGCAGCCATCGATGGCGTGATGGTCGACATGGCGCTCTTCAACTCCCTGCGTAACCAGTTCTCCAAGGACATCGCGGCGTGGAAGAATGAAGGAGGTGCAAGGTGACGCCAAAGCACAGAGCACCAATCGAGAGAATCTTTGAAATTATCAAAATGCTCAAGACTGGAAAGAAGATGAACGCGAGCACACTCGCGACCCATTTCGAGGTCGATCGGAAGACGATCCAAAGAGACATCACATTCGTACGAGACAGACTGAAAATGCCGATTTCTTACAACCCACACACAAACTCAATCGAAACATTATGAGCACATCCGACTTTGAAGACCAATGCCAAGACCTCGACGAGGCATGGGAATGCCCGACATGCCTGCGGCCGATGCCCGAGGAGCACGACTACGAGTGCGGCACCTGCGAGGCCAAAGCCTCCGAGCACCTGCGCGTGACCACGCTCTGCGAGCTCCTGCGAGCATCACAGGCGCGCGAGTCGGCGCTGATCGTCAAAGTTAACAAACTGCTCAGGCTGATCGATGCGGCTCTTACTCAGTATGATCTAGGCGGCGAGCTTGAACCAGAAACCAGACACGACCTCGCGCTAGCGGTAGATGGGAGGGAGCCATGAGTGACACACCAGAAACGGATGCAATGTGTATTTGCACGCTGCATAAATCATTCAAAGCAACTGGAGGTGTGGTGACCCCCGATTTCGCACGCCGACTCGAACGCGAGCGTGACGAGTGGAAGGCAAAATTCATCAAGCAAAACAAGGATCTCGGATGCGAGATGATGGACCCATCAGGAACCATCTGGGACTACGCGAGCGCAACGCAGCGGGAGAATATCCAACTCAAACGCGAGGTGGAACGCGAGCGCGCACTTGCAAACGAAGCTATTGCCACTTGGAAAAAGACAAGAGAAGAGCGTGATGAAGCACTCGAAGCCCTAGCCGCCGTGAAAGGAGGGAGCGATGAGTGATACGCCACGAACTGATAAGGAAACCGGAAAGTCAATGGGGAGCGACTCAATTGTTTATGCGTCGTTTGCCCGACAACTGGAGCGTGAGCTTACGGAGGCCCGCGAGCAACGCGACAGGCTGGCGGAGGCCCTGAGAACTTTAATGTTTAACTCATTGCGATACAGAATGGAGTCATATGACGCATCTTATCAAGAAGCGGAAGCCGCCCTCGCCGGCATGGAAGGAGGGAGCGATGAGTGATCATCAAAAAACCATCCAAACCCTGCGTGATTTCAACTTATGGCGCAAGGGCAATGAGGACATGGATCAACCAGACCCACGGGAAATCGGGCAGGCCATCGACGAAGCGATTGAGGCCATGGAAAAGCTGGGGAGACTAACAGACGCTGCGCTACGCAAAGCGGTAGAGGAAGTGAAAGGAGGCCCGCAGTGAGCGCAGGTAAAGGCGACAGCCCAAGGCCGATCAATGGCGAGATGTTCCGAGACCATTACGACGAGATCTTCAGGAAAGACGCCGACGATATTGTCTGCCCGCATTGCGGCAGCGACAAAGATCCATTCTTCTCACGAATTGAGCCGATGGGGGATTACTGCCCCGACTGCGGAAAAGAACGCGCATGAGCAATAAACCCAAACACACACCCAAGAGCATCACGCTCGGGCTCGTCCTCGCCTACTTCACCGCCGTCAACTGGCTCAGAAACAAACTCAACAAATGAATCCCATCGATCTCGCAAAATCATTCATTCGCCTCTCGAACTATCGAGTCGGTGTGCGTGAAGCTACATGCCTTTTCCTCTGCATCGGCGGTGCCACCAATACCAGCGTGGCCAAGGCGGCCAAGGAACCCGGCTATGTCGTGCGCAACCGCCTGATCTCGCTGCGCAACAAGGAGCTCATCGAGGTGGTCGAGCGCAAGGACAAGGCGAACATCTACCGCCCAACCCTACGCGGCCAGACAATCATAAACCATGTGCTCGGAAAGGTGCTGTCGTGAGGGAATCGACAATCGAGCGCGCGGTCTGTGACTACGCGCGAAAGCATGGAGTCATGGCCATGAAGTTGGCAGGCCCGAACCAGAAAGGCCAACCCGACCGGATGTTCCTATACAAAGGCAAAGTCATCTTCATCGAGTTCAAAGCACCCGGCAGGAAGCCAACACCACTCCAAGAGAGGTGGCTGCGCGACCTGCGAACACAGAAATTCATCGCCGTGGTCTGTGAGGACGCGACCGACGGCAAGTGGCTCATCGATCAAATCTTTCTCACTCAATGACCGAAACCTTCAAGCCCTTCGCCTACCAGCCAGCAATGGTCGAGCACCTCGTCAACAACGAGCGTGCTGCCCTGTTTGTCCCGCCGGGCAAGGGCAAGACGGTGGTGACGCTGGCCGCTCTCGACCAGCTCGCCACCATCGGTCAGATGCGTGGCGCTCTCATCATTGCCCCGCTGCGCGTCTGCTCGATCACATGGCCGACGCAGGTCGCCCGATGGAAGCACTCAGCATGGATGCGCGTGGCTAACCTTCGCACCAAGGACGGGCTCGACGCCTGGCATGAAGGCACAGCCGACATCTACCTGATCAACTCAGAGATGCTACCGACCCGCCTACCAGAGATGTTTCCGAAAGGCTCGCGCCATTGCCCAGTCGACACGCTGGTGATCGACGAGCTGAGCCTCGCCAAGAACCCGACCAGCAAGCGATTCAAGGCGCTGCGAGCGCATCTGCCGAATTTTAAGCGCCGCATCGGTCTGACCGGCACGCCAGTCCCCAACAACTACCTCGACCTGTTTGCTCAGATCCGCCTCCTCGATGATGGCGAGCGCCTCGGTACTGCATTCTCGAAATTCAAGGACGAGTGGTTCTACTCCGCCGACTACATGGGCTACACATGGAAGCTGAGGCAAGGCGGCAAGGATGAGATCGACGCGAAGATCTCCGACCTCTGCCTCGTGCTGATGGGCGACGGCCATGAGCTCCCAGCATCCAGCATCATCGATGTGCCGGTGGTGCTCCCGCCGCCGGTCAAGACCAAGTACCGCGCGCTCCAGAAAGACCTCCTCGTTCAACTCGAACGCGGCGAGGTGGTGGCACTGACCGCCGCAACCCTTTGCAACAAGCTCCTCCAGTTCACCTCCGGTGCCGTCTATGACGAACACCGCGCCGTGCATGAGGTCCACAGCGCAAAGCTCGAATCCCTTCGTGGCATCCGATCCCGCCACAATGGCGAACCGATCCTCGTGCTCTGCGCGTTCAAACACGAGTCCGAGCGCGTGCTCAAGGCCATCGCCGGCGCTCGCATGTTTGACGAGCGGGACTTACCGCAATGGCAAGCCGGGGAGATCATGACATGGGTGGCGGACCCGCGATCACTTTCCCACGGCATCGACGGCATGCAGGCATCCTGCCGGATCGCCGTCTGGGTCTCGCTCACCTACTCCAACGAGACCTACATCCAGACCAACGCGCGCCTGATCCGCACCGGACAGGCAGCCGAGACGCTCATCTACCGACTGATCTGCCCTGGCACGATCGATGACGCAGTCGCCGAAGCTCTTCGCGACAAGTCCGACACCCAAAGCGGCATGCTCGCCGCCATCAACGCTCTCCAACAACTGAACAAATCATGACCACTACTACCGAAGCACCTACCAAGATCGACCTTTATGACTCAGCCGAGGCACGCAGCCCAGCCGGATCACTCACCCTCGCAGACCTCATCGACGCCATCCGCTCGGATGAGTTCCAAAATCAAGTACTCGAGCTGCGGGCGATGCTCGCCGCCAATGACGAGGATGGATACGCGAAAGCCAAGCGCATGCTGCAAGCAGTCAGCATCTCGGGCGAAGTCACCCGTGGCGCACGCAAGGCCGCAATCTCCGAAGGCCGCTTTGCCCACTCCGGCTTCCTCCAACTCGACTTCGACGCGAAAGACAATGTCGGGTGGACGGTCGAAGAGATCCGCGAAATCCTGCAAGCCGACCCGCGAGTGGTCGCCGCCTTCCGCTCACCAAGTGGCGATGGCGTCAAGGCCGTGGCGCGGATCCCGCAATGCCAGACGCCCGAGCAACACAAGGCCGCTTTCATTCTCGCAGAGACCGAGTACGCCAAAGCCCACCTCACCATCGACACCGCATGCAAAGACCCCGGCCGCCTTTGCTTCGTGAGCTGGGATCCCGAGGCATGGGTCGACCTGAGCCGCACCGCTATGTTCGATCCCGGCGAGGTGGTGGCTGAAAGCCAACCGCTGCTCAAGCCAGTCCAATCAAATTCACCTGGCAGACTGATCCTGCGCGACAAGCACGGGCCATTCCCCGAACCACCCCACAGCGGCATCCACACATGGCTCATGCAGGCCGCATGGTGGTGCCGACTCAACGACATGACCGAGCACGAGACCGTCGAGCGCCTCCGCTCGTATGATGGCACCCTGCGCCGCAGCCTCCAACCGACCGAGGCCGTCGACGCCGCACGCGCGGTCTTCTCATCCCAACTCAACAATCCCGACTGGCAGATCGAGCAGCGGGTCGCCGCGATGCTCAACCCACCCGCAGGATCCACTGGCAAGTCATTCGCCCCCGAGGATGTCTTCTACGACGCGCCATCGGGCAAGTACCTCATCCGACAAGGCAACGGCTACGCGATCCACAGCAAGCGAGGTCCGGTGGTCACTGGTATCACCCGCCACCTCGCTGGCGAATATGAGTCGGCCAAGGAGCTGACAGCAGCCGTCAAGGCAGCCATCGACGACCGCGAGATCGATGGTGCGGTCCAATGGTCGGGTGTCATCGCCGGCCACCGACAAGGGATCATGCTCGACAACAACGGGCAGCAGATCCTCATCACTGGCGAACCGATTTTGCCCCAACCCGCAGAAGGCGACACGCCACTCATCGATAGCATCATTAGCCAGGCATTCCCCAATGACACCGCGATGGATGTCTTCATCTCGTGGCTCTCCGGCCGCTACAAAGCCGTCCGCAGCTACACCCACATCCCCGCGCCGATGATGGTGCTCGCCGGTGAAATCAACTCCGGCAAGTCATTGCTCGCATGGACAGTCGCCCAACTCCTCGGTGGGCGCACCGCCAACCCCTACGAGGCATGGTCGGGAGGGATCCTTTGGAATGACGACCTTGTCGGGTCCGAGTTTCTCCTGATCGACGACTGCACCGGCCACACCGACATCCGCGCCCGACGCGCCTTCGGGGCCGCCTTCAAGGGATCCATCTACCCGCACATGATCCAGCTCCGCAAGCGCCACTCATCGTCGATCAGCGTGCGCCCAGTCTGGTGCTGCATGCTCTGCTGCAACGACACCCCCGAGGCACTCCAGATCATCCCGCCGCTCGATGCCGATGTCTCCGATAAGATAGCCATCCTGCATGTCCATCGCATCGCCCTGCCGATCGACACCAGCACCCCCGAAGGCAAGAAGCAACTGCAGATCGCCATCCGCCAAGAACTGCCGGCCCTCGCCGATCGCCTCATGCAGTGGGAGGTGCCAACCCACCTGCACGACACCCGCTCCGGTGTCATCGCATGGCGTGACCCCGAACTCGTCGACTGGGTCGACTCCCACTCGCCAGCACGCCGCCTCGAGGAGCTGCTCGAGATCGCCATCGAGGACATGGGACTCTGGCACGACTTGCCTGCCGAACTCACCGCGCTCGATGTCGAAGCACGCCTCACCAACACCCACAGCAAGGTGCGCGACCAAGCGAAGGCGCTCTTCTCATGGCACGGCGCATGTGGCTCTGCCCTATCGAGATTGGCAAAAATGGACAGGGGACAGGTCAAACTTGGGAGGCCGGACACCGACAGGAAAATCAACCGCTACATCATCACAGGTGAAAAAAGTTAGAAACTAGACCCCGTACACCCCGTACAAGTGGCGGTTTACGGGGTCTTACGGGGTCATGTTTTCTACTTTTACACGCGAGAAAATATATAAAGGGAAACCCACAACCAAACGGAGAAGTTGGAAACTTAACCCCGTAGACCCCGTAGGCCTCGAACAATGAAAAATCATCGCTCACGGCGCTAAAATGAAATTTTGAGGCAACTAACATTGCGAACACATCAACCCAACATCAAATCGATGACAGACCACGCAACCGAATGCTGCACGAGAATCAAGCGAGCTACACGCACGACATGGCCGCCCTCATCGATACCGAGGAGGAGATCATCGCGGATGACCTCGGCGTCAGCCTATTCACCGCCCGCAAGATCATCCGCATGCGGGAGGATGCTGTCATCAGGAACCAGTCGCTCATCCTCGCTCGAGTCATCGGCCTGCTGCTTCAGTCCAACAACCTACCCGCCACCATTCACGCCCTCGCCTTGGCATCCGGCCTCGATCAACTCAACGGGAAAAAATCCCAAGCCGAGATCGCCCGAGAGCTTGGCGTCACCCGCGCGTTGATCAGTCACTATGTCGTGGGCATCCGTGACATCCTGAGCGGCAATGACACGAACTTCGACTGCACCAAGTACCGCAAAGCGAACTCAACCCGCGAGACCTACAAAGCGAAAGCAACAGACCCTTTCACCAAAGCCAAGGCCGCAGCCCGCGCCCGGCTCACATCCACAAAATAGAAACCACACATGAACATCATCGACACCAACATGCTCGGCCTCAAGGAGCTGAGCATCCCAACCGACACCACCCAGTCACAATGGGAGGAGATCCACCGCAACTTACTCATCTGTAAGAAGTCCGCAGCCAAGTGGCTCAGCCAGTCCCGCTCGTTCGCCTCCGATCGCTGGGGCGTCGACTATGTGGCAGAGACCGAAGTGCAGCTCGAGCTTGGCCTCGGCCTGCCCGAACCCACGAAGCCCGAGCCACTCAACCCTGCCGATAAGTCGAAGGCGATCGTCACCATCGAAGGCGTCCATCAGTCCTTCGTTCTCTGGCAGCGGAAGATGAGCGGCGAGGTCGAGACATGGGATGACGACCGACTCAAACGAGCGTTGGATCTTCTCGAGCCGATGGAGCAGCAGGCGAAACGCATCCGCGAACTTCTCGGGAAATGAAAACGATCGACCGAAAAAATTTAGGGAGTCTCCTACGCGAGAGCGCTCATTTGGTGTTGGGTCACTCTCGTCAGTCGTCCGAATGTTGCACAATCGGCCTTTGTTGCACTGACCCATGGGCATAAGCGAACTGGCGCAGGCGCTCGGGATCGACAAGTCGGTCGTTTCCCGGCTGGTCAAGAAGGGGATGCCGGTCAACTCGGCGTCAGCAGCGCAGGCGTGGCGTGAAGTGAACGCGAAGCCGAGGGCGAAGAAAGGCCAAGCAGGGGAGGCGCCGCCCAAGCCGAAGATTGAGGAACCCAAGCCCCAGCCGGTCACAGCCCCAGCTCATGACGCGCCCGAGCCTGACGACGATGACAACACCCCGCGCCAGTCGCTTCGCCGGGCGAGGTTGGCAGAGAAGGTCGGCTACAACGAGCTTGTGCTCTGCAAACGGAACGGCGGATCGATCGAGGACATTCGAAAGGCCAACTCGATCTACATCGCCGCCAGGAACAACCGCCACAAAGCCGAGCGCGACTTCAAGGAGTGGCAACGCGCGGAGGGGATTCTGCTCTACTTCGACGAGGCCAAGGAGATCGCCGGTCGTCCGCATGTGGCTGCCAAGCAGATGTTGGAGGTGATGCCGAAAAGCCTCGCGCCTCGCTTGTTCGGCCAACCGCAAAAGGCCATCGAGGCCGCGCTTTCCGAGTGGTGTGATTCTCTGACTGAAGTCATTCGCAAAACCCTATGACCCCCGCCGCCGAAGCCCTGCGCGAGCACATCCGCTCGATCTACGCGCCGATCGATCGCCGGTCGGTGGTGGATTGGTGCAGTGACGAAGTGATTCTCTCCGAGCGTCAGACGCAAATGCCTGGCGCTTTTTCCGTCTCGATGACGCCTTACCTGCGCGAGCCGCTCGAGTGCTTCGGCGACATCGATGTCACGGATGTTGTGCTCGTCTTTGGAACGCAAACCGGAAAGACCACCATGATCCAAGCCGGGACCGCATGGCGGATCTGCAACAAGCCGCAGCCGATGGTGTGGGTCATGCCGACCGAAGGCCTTGCTCGATCATTTTCCGAAACGCGCTGGATGCCGCTCTTCGATGACAGTGCCACGCTCTCGGCTCAAAAGCCTGCCGATCGCCACAAGTTCAAGACCCTCGAGCAGCACTTCAGCCGATCCTCGCTCGTCTTTGTCGGGTCCAACTCACCGGCCAACCTCGCCAGCCGCCCCGCCGGTCTGCTCTTGCTCGACGAGGTCGACAAGTTCGCCACCGAGACCGACAAGGAAACCAGCGCGCTGCACCTTGCCGAAAACCGCACGAAGAGTTTCGTCGGCGCCCTCCGCGTCAAGACCTCCACACCGACCACGCCCGAGGGACCGATCTGGAAGGAATACCTCAAAGGCACGCAGGAAAAATTCATGCTGCCATGCCCGCATTGCGCGGAACGCATCGAGCTACTCTGGGAGCAAGTGAAGTGGGATCGCGAGGCCAAGGCCGACGGCAAGTGGAACATGGCGCAGGTCGAAGAATCCGCGCGCTACGAATGCCAGCATTGCCACGGCTCGATCAACGACGGGCAGAAAATGGAAATGCTCCAGCAGGGGAAATGGCAATGCACCAATGAGTCCGCGCAGAAAGGCTTCCGCTCATTCCACCTCAATTCACTTTACGCCCCATGGCGGTCCTGCACCTTCGGCGCGCTGGCGGTCAAGTTCCTCCGCGACTCGGAAACCCTCAACGGCCTTCAAGATTTTACGAACTCCACCATGGCCCTGCCGTGGGAGCAGGTCGAGACCAGCATCGGCGACGCCAAGATCCTCGGCCTTTCCGGCAGCTACGAAGTCGGCACCTGCCCGATCGACGAGCCAGCGCATGTCGTCACCTGCGCCGATGTCGGGCAAGACAAGCAGCACTGGGTCACCACCGCCTTCGCTGCCGATGGATCATCCTATGTCCTCGACTACGGCACCACGCTGTCAGTCGAGGATCTTCTCCGCGATCCGCCACTGCGGTCCTATGCTACACCGAGCGGCGGTATCGTGAAACCCGAGTGCGGTTTGATCGACTCCGGCTTTGCGACCTTCCGCGTCTATGCCACCTGCCAAGAGTCGGGCGGATTCTTCCACCCGGCAAAAGGCGCGAATGTCACCTTCGGCACGCGGATCAGCCGCACTACGATCGACAACTTCCCCGGAGTGGTCTTGTACACCTATGTCGACCACGCGATCAAGACCGAGCTTTTCATCGATCGGATCAAGGACCAAAAGCCCGAGCTCAAGATCCCGAAGAAAGTCACCACCGAGTTCATCGCGGGACTGAGCGGGCAAAAGCTCGTCCCGCGCAAGACTCCGAGCGGCCAAGTCTATGTCTGGAAAGATGTCCGCGACGATCACTTCATGGACGCGCTCAAGCTGTGCCACATCGCATGGCACATTTTGAAAAACGCCTGAACTGGTAAGCAGCGCTTACAAGTCCCGAAACAACTCATCCGCCACGCTGGAAATGCTGGCGGATTTTTTTTTGGCTATGCTGCGAAGTTTTGCGTTCGCCTCATGAGAGATCGACAGCGCGATCGTCACGCGCGTTTTTCCTGCCGGTCGTCCTGCACCTTCGCGAGCGCCGCCTCTGGTTTCTTTCTTTTTCATAGATTTCATGCGCTCATATCCCAGGTCTCGCGGAATCCGATGAACACCGGAAACCGTGGGGCTTGTTTCGCGCCGCTCGGCTGATGGCTGAATTTTACGATCTTGCCGACAAGGCTGTCGCGGTTTTCCCACAGGCCCACGCGGTCAATGCCGCCTGCGTTGTGATTGTATGCCAGCCGGAACTTCACGCCGGTCGTGAGGTTGCGAACCACGAAGCCACCGAGTTCGCCGCGTCCGACCATGCCAGCCTTGGAAAGTCCGCGCTTGGTATTTCCAAAGGCGTCTTGGACTGCCGCGTTTTGGTTGGTCATGCCTTCGTAAGTGGAGACCACCACCGCCTCGGCATCCTCAAAGCGCTTGATCTTGAGAAGGTATCCTTGCTTCACGGTCGAGCGCCCGCACTTGTAAGGTGAATCAGGCGTGCGAACCATCACGCCCTCATAGCCTTCGGCCAAGCAGGTCTGTACATAGGCAGCGAGATCGTCGGTTCCTTGGACTTCCACAGGAAGCACCTTCACGACTCGATCGGAATCTGGAAGAGCGGCCAGAGCCTTGATGCGCTCGCTGTACGGCGTGCCGGTCGATGTCTCCACATAGTCGAAGACATGGAAAACGAAATCGGGCTCGCCATCGCTGGAACCGATCGCGCTGGTCGTCTCGCTGAATGTGCCACCGCGCAGCATCAACTCGCCGTCCACGCCATCAGGCAGATTGGCCTCGATCCATTCGCGCACAAAGCGATTGGGAATAGGGAGGAATGAACGGGTCAGAGCGCGACCGCCAACCTTCAAGCAGCGGATGCCGTCGAGCTTCGGCGTGGCGAGCACGGGAAACGCCAACTCCTCATGTTCATCGCAGCGACTGGCAAGCATCGGCTTGGTGATCTCGGCAGGATACACGACCGGCGCTTTCGCGGGACGGGCGCTGAGCTCTGCCTTCATGCTCTCGACGATTGAGAACAGATCCTCGGCGCTGATGGTGACTTGCATGGGAAGACACTAAATCCGCACTTTGATTCCGTCAACAGGGAAATCAAAGAAAGATGAAGTTTTTTTGAGGGGTCAAAAAACCCGCCATTTTGACACCCGCCCGTCGGCGTGAGCGAATCCATGAAAATTAGCGGCGTGAAGTCCTACCTGCGCCGGACCAAGACCAACGAAGAGCTCGAGGCCTTGGCCGACACCGTCTTTTCTAGCGCCACCGAGGAAGTCGTCATCACCAGCATCGGCACCGAGGGCTCAAGCTCGTCCGGGCAGGTGAGTTTCCCCAAGTGGCTGCTGCTCCAAGCGATTGAGGAATTACTCACCGACGGAGGCCGTGAGCGTCAGCTTGCCGCGATCATCGACCGCTCGCGCTACTCGTCACCGCTTTGATTTTGACACCCCGAAATCAATCGTGAGCGAAATCAAAAAATCAAATCGTGGCGGCAAGCGCGCCGGAGCCGGACGCCCGAAGAAAAACGCCACGCCCAAGGCAGCTGCCTTTGAAGCAGCCGAGCACTCCATCAATCGCGGTCTCGTCATCCTCAACACCGTCGAACCCCGCCGCGAGCTCCCCGCCCAGACTCGCCTCGAGCTACTCAAGAAAGCCCGCTGGCTGTACAACAATGTCGGCGTCGCGGCATACCTCATCGAGCACCTTGCCCAGCGTGCCGTCGGCACCGGCATCGTCCCCAAGGCCCGCACCGCGAATGCCGAGTGGAACCGCCTTGCCGAGCGCGCTTTCGAGGATCGCGCCTGCGCTGAGGCATGGGCATTCGATGCGTCATCTCAAGTCAACTTCTACGGCGCGCAAAGCCTCATCCTCCGTCAAGTCGCCTGCGATGGCGACTTCTTCGCGCAGTTCCTCACCACCCAGACCGGCGGCGCACGCGTCCGCTTCATTGGCGGCGAGGCAGTCGGCTCAACCGCCGATTCATCCGACCGCTCATTCGATGGCGTGCTTCTCGACCAGTTCGGCGCACCCTTATCCTACCGCGTCATCACCGACCGAGCGAATGGCAAGTACACCGATGTCCCAGCGCAGGACATGCTCCACTTCCGCCACATCCGCCGGGCAGGCTACCCACGCGGCGCGTCATGGCTGCACAACGCAGCGATCAACCTGCAAGACCTCTCAGAGATTCTCTCCTACACCAAGGGCGCATTCAAAGCAGGCGCGCAGATCGGCTTTTCGATCACCAGCAACGAAGCGGCCAAGATCGGCCTCGGCGCAAAGATCACCACCAGCGAAGGCGAAGACCTCAGCACCGAGCGCCTCTACAACGGCACCTTGATCCCCAAGCTCAAGCCCGGCGAGTCGATCCAAAGTTTCAAAAACGAACACCCAGGGCAATCGTTCGAGCCGTTCGTCCGCTATGTGATTTCCGAAGTCGCGCGCGGCATCGGCCTGCCACCCGAGGCACTGATGATCTTCGTCGGCGCGAGTGGCACCGAGTTTCGCGGTCTGCTCGAAGTCGCGCAGAATTTCCTCGAGCGCCTGCAACAAATGCTGGTCGACCAATTCTGCCGACCATTCTGGAAGTTCTGGATTTACCAAGAAATCCAAGCCGGTCGCCTGCCATACCCCGGCGACGATTGGTGGAGGTGTGAGTTCATCCCGCCGAAAAAGATCACGGTCGACAACGGACGCGATGGCCGCCTGTACAGCGACTTGATGGACAAGGGCTACATGAGCTGGGAACGCTACTGCAACCTCCACGGCCTCGATGCCGAAGCCGAGGAGGACGACATCCTGCAAACCTACCTTCGCCGGAAAGCGAAGTGCGATCAACTCGGGCTAGAGGTTGGCGAGGTTTTCCCAAGCCAAGGCACCGTCTGAAATTTTGACACGCCCGCTGCGGCGTGAAGACCTGGTATGCCCTATCTGCCCGCGCTGAAGTTCGCCAAACCGAAATCTCCATCTTCGACGAGATCGGTTATTACGGCGTCTCGGCCAAGCAGTTCATCGGCGACCTCAAGCGCGTCCCTGCCGATCACGAAATCGTTCTCAAGATCCACAGCCCCGGCGGCGAAGTCTTCGATGGCAACGCTATCTACAACGCGCTGAAGCGTCACCCCGGCGGCGTCACCGTCCAGATCGAAGGTCTAGCAGCCTCGATGGCCACCGTCATCAGCCTCGCCGGTGCTCCGGTGAAGATGGCGGCGAATGGATTCTACATGATCCACAACCCTTGGGGCGTCGCGATGGGCGATGCCGACGAGATGCGCGATCAAGCCGCACTGCTCGAGAAGATCCGCGAAGGCATGATCGCCGCCTACGCATCGAAGAGCGGTCAAGAGCCAGAGCAGATCGCCGCGTGGATGGATGCCGAGACATGGTTCTCCGCCGAAGAAGCGCAGGCCGCTGGCTTCGTCGATGAAGTCACCGACTCACTCGCGATCGCTGCCAATGCCAACAAGTTCTCACGCCTTGGAAAGTTCCGAAACGCACCATCCGATTTGACAGCCCGGTCCGTGGATATGGACCAAGAAGTCAAACCCTCCGAAGAGGAAGTCGTCATCGCCCCCGCCGATGAGGCCATCGTCGAGCCTGCCGCTGCCGAAGAAACACCCGTCGCCATCACCGAAGACGCAGTCATCGAAAGCGAAGGCAGCGAAGAAGAAGTTCAAGAAGAAGAAGCACCTGCACCTGCCGCGCCGGTCGCATCCGTGCCACACGCCGACGCGATCTTCGCCAAGTACAACGCCGTGCTCGCCCGCGCTGAAAAAGCCGAGAGCGATCTGACCGCAGTCAAAGCCGAGCTCGATGCAGAGCGCAGCGCACTCGCGAGCCTCGAGCGTTCGCTTGGCCTCGCCGCCGCACGCGTCGTGCCGGTGATCGAAAATTCCGCGCCAGAAGTGAGCGACCCAGTCGCCGAGTACCTCGCCGCCGTTGAGGCAGGCGACCGCAAAGCCGCATCCGCGCTCTTCGAGTCGCACAAGGCCGCGATCTGGAAACACCGCGCATCCCTTTCGAAGGCGTGAGCCGGAGAGAACCACGAAACCAACCCCAAACACACCCCCGCAATGCCTAACACATTCGACTCCTCCCTCGTTGCCGATTCCATCGCGCAACAAGCACAGACGGTTCTCAGCAACCGTCTCGCCGCCCTTAACCTTTTCGCCACCGACTTCAGCTCGGATGCCAAGAAGGCCAAGGACACCATCCAAGTCCCGATCGTTTCCGCGACCGGCGCGACTGTTGTTAACCCGACCAACTTTGAGCCCGGCGGCAGCGCCACCGTGGGCAAAGGCACCGTCACCCTCGACCACATCTTCCAACCTTTCGCGATCACCGCGGCTGAGTTGGCAAACGGCCACCGCCTTGAGCGCTTGATCCAAATCTCGCTCGACGCACTCGCCGACAAGATCTGGGCGCTCGCCACCACTCCGGTTACTGTTGCCAACTTCGGCGCAGCCGCTGTGACGAAGGCTGCCACCGGCATCACCGCCACCTCTGGCGATCTGCCAAAGGTATGGGCCGCGATCAGCAAGAGCGCCCGCAAAGGCCTCGTCGTTTCCCCGACGATCTACTCGCAGTTGATCCCGACCAGCACGACCGCCATCAACCTTGGCGCCGGTGCTTACGGCTTCGACAACGGTGTCCACTACGCCTCGAGCTTCGGTGGTGAAACCAACATGATCGGTTTCGGCTGCTCGCCAGAAGCCCTTGTGATGGCCGCTGCCGCTCCCGCGATCGACGACGCAGTGCGCGCTCAGTTCGCCGTCAGCGATGTTGTCACCCTCGACCAACTCGGTCTCTCGGTGCAATACAATGTCTGGGGCTCGACCGCCAACCGTCAGGTCAATGCTTCGCTCGAGCTCATGTTCGGCGCAGCCAAAGGCCTCACCGACGGCACCATGGCGATCATCAAGTCCGCCTAAGGTTCGGATTCTCATCGGTAGCGTTCAACTCCCCATCGGCCAAGCGTCGGTGGGGAGTTCTTCTTTTGACATGCACACGCATTCAGAATGACCCCTGCCGCGATCAACGCCTTCCGCCTCAAATCGGCGGCAGTTCAAAACGAGGCACACGGCGTCACGGTTCGTTTTCGCAATGCCGACATCAAGGTCGTGATTTCCACTGTGCGACTTTCGCTCTCGCTCGAGCTTGGCGGCAATGCCCAGGGCGGTGAGTACACCGTGCGTTTTCTCGTTTCCACCCTCACCACCGCACCCACACGCGGCGAGCAACTCACCTTTGGTGGTCGCAAGTACACCATCACCGAGGTCCGCGATGCCATCAGCACGCCGGGCGAGCATGTCGTGACGATTCACCCTGGCTCAATTTCCAACCTATGAACCTTTTGATTGAGCAATCCGTGCGCGACTGGCTCGCCGACCTCGAGGCCTTCGAAGGCATCGCCATTCATTGCGGCCAGAGTGACGAAGAAATCCCCAACGATGCGCCGCTCATCATGGTCGCCTGCGAGGACATCAACACACCTGCGCCCACGCTCTACATCGCCACCGTGCGGCTGATCGTCAGCACGCCCTCCGTCATGGCCGATGCGCTCACCGATCACCGCAACCTTGTCGCGAGCCTGCGCGGCACCCTCAACGACGCCGAGGCCATGGCAGGCTTTTTTCCCGAAGGCATCAACTGCGCCGGCGCATCCATCAACACATGGAATGAGTCGCAGAGCAATGACCGCTGGATGTCGCAAGTGAACCTCACACTTGGCATGGTGGAGAGCTAAGCGCGCAACGCGATTTGACACGCAGGCAGTGGGAGACCCCCACAATCCTATGCCCGCCACCATCTACAAAGCTTCGTCCGTCTCTTCCGTGGAGTTCGGCATCACCAACGAGACTGGCATCTTGCTCAGCTCGTTTTCGCGCAATGTCACCGCCAACAAGTCGGAGCTTCGCGACGCGGAAGGTGAAGTTGTCGCCGTCGCCATCACCGGTAAGCAAGCCGAGATCACCCTCGAAGGAACCTTGAACGGCAGCGCCTCGATGCAAGTCGGCAACCTGCTCACGCTGTCCAACGATATCGACAAGTACGGCCTCGCAGACGGCACCGTGATCGTCAACTCGGTCCAAGAGAAGTCCACCGCCGGGGAGTTCAAGACCATCTCGGTTAGCGCCACTCAGTACAGCGCATCGATGGCCGACTAAGCGCCCCGCGCCTCTACCCGCCGACGGCTCCCCGGCTAATGGGAGCCAATTTTTTTTACAGATTATGGACCACACAGAACTATTCCACACTAGCAACCTCAAGCTCGCTGCGACGCTCGCCACCCTTGGCTTTGATCCGCATGAAGCACCCGTCACGCGACAAGTCCGCAGCGACGGCAACGAGACCACCATCTTCTGGTTCAAGGCTTCACACCCGCACAACGGAGAGAGCGCCTTCGATGTTTTCCAGAAGTTCACCAAGCGTGCCGAGTTTTTCGCCGAGAGCGATCCCGAGCACCCGATCAACTACATGCGCGCGGTCCTTCAGAACCGCGACGAGTTCATCGATCTGATCCGCAACACGCCGCGCGATGTCGTCATCGAGCGCAATGGCCGCCGCATCGCGATCCGCGAAACCGCCTCGGAAGAGACGAAGAAGAAGTTCGCAGCCCTTCTCTGAACCACACCCCAAAAAATATGCCAAAAAATACAAAAAACGAACTAGTAAAAGACGACGAAGTCCTGCGCGAAATCGGCTTCACCGAAGGCCCAAAGCAGGTATCAAAATTCACCATGCGACCAGTCACAGCGCTTTCGCTGTCGTGGCTGCAACGAAACAAGGTTTTCGATGGTGAGTTCTCCGACATGATGCAGAAGACTGCTGCCTACGCCTACCTGCACTGCGAGGACAAGGCGACGATCCGCAGCGTGGTCAATGACCCCCGCGAGTTCCTCGATGCCGTCGACGAGTGGATCGATGAGAACATCTCACACCACTCGCAACTCGAGCCGATCGCCCTGGAGATGAACGCGGCGCTCGAGACCTACATGGCAGCCACGACCACCGCAGCGCACCCGAGCACCGGCACAGGATCGAGCGGCTCAAAAAACTAGCCTCGCCCAGTTGGATTGCCAGCTATGTCCAGCACATCGCTGGCATGACCGGCTGGGCCTTCCGAGAAATCATGGAAGAACTGCCATTTTCCGCAGGCCTTCAGCTCATCGACGCCGACCTCAACTCAAAAGGCATCGAACGAGTCTATGTGAACACTCGGCCAGATTTTGACGCGCTGTCCTTAATAGACGAAGCATTCGACAAATTGAAGCCATGCCAATGACCATCGAGGCCACCAATCTTGAGGATATACTCAAGGCGTACAGCGCTTTGACTGGCAAAGGTCTTGCTCAAATCACAAGGGCTCACGCTCGGCTTTGTGCTGTCGAACTAGCTAACCGAACCCAACCTTGGACCAGCAAAAACAGCAAAGGCCCAGATGTGCTTGCTAAGGTCTCAAAGACCGTCACCAAAGATGTGAAAAAGGTGGTCAAGGCTAAGGATGATTTTGAAAGCTACATTCACGGAGCTATTCAAGATGACAAGATCAAACAGCGCCTATTGAAAGTCGCTAAGGATAACAGATACGACATTCTCTCCAAGATCATGTTCAACTGCGGCCTGATCACCAGCGAGGACAAACTCCAGCAAATCACTGGAAACAGTCAACACAAGGAGACGCACATCAAGCATCGCGACAACAAGGGTCGAACATACATGCCGCGCGGGGCAAAGTACATCAGCCAAAACGGTCTTTCTACATACATTCAGCAAGTCATCAAGCGCATTGGCTACACCAAAAGCGGCTGGGCCGAATGCGCGCGCAGGATAGGTGGCCTCAGTGGTGACGGCGCACGCGGCATTCCGTCTTTCGCTAAACGCCAGCGTGGCAACAACTGGAATGTCGATGACAACGGGGCAAACATCGACAACCCCAATTTCGTCATGACTAACACCACCCCGTGGATTCGCCGACTGCTGAGTGCCAATGATGAAAAAGACGCCATGCGCATCGCACGGGACAAGATGATCAAATCCATGCAACGAGCAATCAAAGAAGCAAAGCGCGGTGAATCTGCCGCCAAAAAATCAATCGCCAAGGAGGTGGCAGACGCGCAATGAGTGATGTGACCGTAACATTCGGGGCAAAGGACAATGGCGTCGAATCGACGATCGTCAAAATCAAAGGCAGTCTCAACAATCTCGAAAAAAGCACCCAGCAAGCCAGCGGCAGCTTCGATGGCGGATTCAAGAAAATGGCTATCGCCGGAGGTGCAGCGGGTCTTGCAATCGGCGCAGGCATGAAAGTCATTGGTGCTGCCACGGATGCAGCGAGGGCGGTGGTCAATCGCTTCGGCGATGCTCTCGAGCTCGGTGGCAGGCTCAATGATTTAAGCAGCCGCACCGGCGAGACCGCAGGCAAGTTGCTGGTGCTCGAGCGCGCATTCGACAACACAGGCGTCGGAGCCGACAAGGTCGGATCGACCATCAACCGCTTGCAGAAGTTCATCACCACTGCGGGCGATGAATCGAGCAAGCAGGCAGAGGTCATGGCTCGCCTTGGAATCTCGATGCAAGATTTGCAAGGCAAGACGCCGACTGAGCAAATGCAGGTCTTTGCCACCAAGATTGCTGGCATTCAAGATCCCACGGTTCGGGCCGCGACAGCGATGGAGATTTTCGGCAAGTCCGGCGGCCAGTTGCTGCCGATGCTGTCCAACTTTTCGTCTGAGATCAACGGCGCCAAAGGTCAGCTCGGCAGCTTGCCAGGCATCATGGACCGCAGCGCCGCCGCCTTCGACGCGATAGGCGACAATTTCGCGGCCATCAAAAACAAGTCACTTGAGTTCGCCGTAGGACTTGCGGAAAAACTAACCCCTGCGCTCGAAAAGTTCACCAACATGCTCGTCGGCGTGGACGCTGCAAGCTGGGGTGCTCAACTCGGGCAGCAGATCATCAAGATTTCAGACTTACTGATCGGCGCATTCAAAGCACCGATGACGGCGGTCGATGCGCTTGGCTCAGCGCTGTATGCTCACATCGCCACGATGGGGAATCTTTACATCAACTCACTCATCAACGGCGCAAACTTTCTCAAGGAATTTTGGTCATCCGACCTCCCGAAATTACTCATCGGCCAACTCGGCAGCGCGCTGATCAAAGGCTTTGCCGATGGCCTCAAGTTCTTTGTCGATAACATCGGCCAGGTCATCATCAACTTCAAAGAGTTTTTCGGGCGCGCCATCGAGTCGATCGCCACATTCTTCAGCAACACCTTCAACAAGATCGTCAACTTCTTCGCGAACGACTTCAAGAACGCGATGGAGAACCCGGTCGACTTCATCCGTGGCAAGCTCGGGTCCGCCCTATCGGCTGCAACCAAGGACGGCAGCTTTACCTTCAAGGATGCCTACGACAGCGCCAGCGGCAGCGTGATTGACCGCATGTCCAAAGGCCTCGGCGCAGTCTCCGACGAGTACGGACAAAAGCTCAAGGATGGCACTGGCAGGATCGACGAAGAATGGAAGAAGATCACCGGCAATATTGAATTTTCAGCCCGCGACTTTTTCGGTGCCGAGGGAGCATCACAACGGGTCAAAGACAAGCTCGGCGAGCTCGAGAAGACCGGGCAAAACTTCCGTGAGCAACTCACCGGAGCAACCGGTGGAGCTAAGAGCGACACGACCGGCATCAAGGGCGATCTCGAAGACGGCGCCGGTGCAATGACTCAAGCCGCAGCCAAAGTCAAAGAAGCCCTCACCATGTCCCAGCAGATCACCGAGGACATCAACAAGGCCGAGAAGGAGAACGACATCGACAAGGGCGGGAAGAAGAAGGAGAAAATCGACGACCTAGTCGATCAAGGAAAGTTTGATGCAGCCCGTCGAGAAAACGAGAAAATCGCCAACAAGGAGCGCGATCAAGAAATGCGCGGCGTCGGCAAAGACAAAGACAACCGCTCGGTCAAAGACATTGCCAAGGACGAAGGCATCGACACCTTCCGCAAAAACAACAAAGAACTCCGCGATGAGATCATGAAGAAGCGCGAGGACGAGAAAAAGAAGGCAGCCGAAAAGAAAGCCGCCGATGAAGGAAAAAAACGCAACGACGAAATGAAGCCGGGAAATGAAGGCAAAAAGGACACGCCGAAGGATCAAGGCAAGGATTCGATTGCGTCACTTGCAAGCGCGGTGCAATCGATTGCGAACACCGTTCAAGCCATCAGCAACAAACTCCCGCAGTCAGCCCTCGGATACTAACAATCACCACATCACCAAATGCCACAAATCATTTATGAAAAAAACGCAGGCGAATTGATCCCGCAAGGTGGTCGGTCAGTTTCAACATTTCCAAGCGGCCTCATTCGCGTTGATCAAACATTTATATGCTCTACACCTAACATTGCAACACATCGGGCTAATTTAAAAATTAAAGAAGATTTTCCCGGTGGGTCTGAACCGGCAATTGATGGTTTGTATATTTACCCGGAAGTTCAAGAAAACAGAAGGGGTGATGGATTTAGTGAATTGATTGCATCGGGTTATGGTAGAACTGCGGATACTTTGCAAAACATACGAAAGCAGGTATTTAGTGGGACGGCACAATTTGCGTCCGGGGGGACTATTGGTGATATTCTGTTCAATGTAACGAACTTATTTTATAGTCGAAACGTAATAAATGGATTTATTGCAATAAAAGATGGGGACTCATTAAGTGTCGAAGATATTGGTTTAGATGATCAATTATTTATTCCGTTTAATCTTATTAACGCAGATAATAATTATGAAATAGTCATCACATCCACTCAATTTAATTACAAGAGTCTAAATTACATTGATTGGAATGGTGATTTAAGGACTAGGTATTTTAGCAAAATCAATTTTTACAACACGCGATGGGGATCAGGAATTTCATACAGTTTTCCTTGGGCAAGTCCTGTCATAAAAGTAATCAATAGCCAAAATTTCGGAGTATTTAAAGAATTAGAAATTTCAGTTAGTTAAAATGAAACTTCCAATTGATTTCAAAGAAAAGGTAACAAATCCGCCAAGCCCAAATGGCAAAGGTTACCCATACCGAATTTCTGCATTTGATTTGATGAGGAATTTCTCATATGCAGCATTGGATGCGAATGAGGGTTGGATCGAGGACAAAACCGAAGGAATGTATGAAGGAAGGAAATTGAAGCTTCCAGAAATCCCAACATCCGGCACGCATGTGCTCGGCTGCATCGACGGTGAAATCCAATGGATCGGAACGGAATCCTGTTAATCTATGGCTACGATCAAATACAACGAGGACGAGCAGGGGAACAAGAAGGTGATCATTTCGGTTGTCGGCAGCGAAACCAAGGTTAGTTGCGAATGCTGCTCCTCATGTCTTGCTTATCCTGCTTACCCAGTTGAGGTTGGAAACGATGAGAATGGCAATCCGACATTTGACCAATGGACTGCCGATTCAGCGAACCTTCCTGACTCAATCAATTTCTTTGGCACTACGCTGTCTAAGAGCGGCACGAGTTACGGCAACACAACCAATGGCGTTTTTCTTGAGGGTGAAAAGTGGGCGGTTTACCGCAACGGAGTAAGAACCGAAAAAGACCATTTGATTTCGGGCGGAATCAAAGATT